AGACTTGCCACCAGAGATAGTCTGATATGCCTCATCCTTCAGACGCTGCAGCGCAGGTAATATTTCATTATCGATCTGTTCATTTAATTCCTGCCCTGCCACTTTCGTCCTCGTGGCAATTCCATCCCAGTCTGTTTTCCAAGCGGCATAAAGCAAATATGCGGCGATACCAAGGACGGCAAGCCAAGGTAAGGCAGCCATAATCATAGTCGACAGACTTCCAACACCCACGGCTGCAGTCTCTGCACCCACACCAACGAGCGTATATCCCTGTGCAGCCGCCACCGAAGAGGCCGTAGACCCAGCCGCAGCCCCTGATGTGAGGCCGAGAGCCGCAAACAAGCCACCAACAGAGGATGTTGCAAGAATAGATGTCGATCCCATTACAGCCAACGACTTAACGAAGTTATAAATAACATAGATTACTTCACCTGCACGTCGACCAAGACCAATAATCGAAGCAGTTCCCCATGAGAGAGCACCAATATAGAGTAATATCGGGCCTACGGCGGCAAGAAACACGGCAGAACTGGTAACAATACCAACAATCATCTTTTGTGTGCCTTCTTTCAAACCAGTGAACCAATCGATAAGACCCTGAAGATATCCAAGCATACGCTGCAGAGGAGGCAGCATTCCGTCGATAATCATCCGCACGAGCTCTTTCAAGGTATCCATATTATTGAGAAGCCACTCGTTTATCTCCTTAATGATCGGAGCAAGGGCCATATAACCCTCGATACGGAGCTGATTCATCGCCTCGGTGAGTTGTTTTACCTGAAATGCCGTCGATTGCATCTGAATAGCTGCCTGTTCCTGTGCAGCCAACTTCGTCTCGACGATACCCATCATTTCATTGAAATAATCGTTATTCTCCCGATATATATCGGTAAGAGCAATCATTGCACCCGCAGACTGTTTTCCAAATACCTCGTACATCTCGGCAGCAGTCATGCTACTATCTGCAATCTCTGCAATGATTTTGCTAAATGGTAAAAGGCCAGTGACGGTTGTATTGTCAAGCTGGGTTCCGAGATCTTCAACTAATTGTCTCTGTTCTGCTATTAATGCCGAACTTACTTTCTGATCACCATTCAGAATGGCATACGTCGTTTTTAACTTGGCATTTGCAACAGCCAAAGCCTCGGCGTCGGTAACATTGCCTGCCAGCCGTGCCTGCGAGATAAGAGCATTATTCGTCTGAATTTCCGCAGAAAGCCCAGCAAGTTCTGTTTTGTTACCTAGAGTACCACGTTCCATGTAATCGAGTGCTTTTCGTGCATCGTTATATGCCTTGGCTACTCCATTTATCTGCTCCTGATTGGTATAAAGTTCCAAATTATATTTTTCAAGCACAGCCCTGCTGCTATCCGTCGGAGCAATAATATCCGCAAAAGTATCACGGATAACACGGCCAGCCTGTTGCCCCTTGAAACCACGGTCAGTAAGAACACCGAGTAATACAAGCATCTCGGAAAGTTCCATATCGAGTGAATGTGCCGTCGGCAGAACGTATTTCAGGCCATTCTTTAAATCATCCATCGACAAGTTGAACTGGGTGGCCGCTGCAGCAAGCATATTCGTAACTTTACCAGAATCCTCGGCTTCGAGATTATATGACTTGAGCACGGAGTTTACAATCCCGAATGTCTGGGCAAGATCATATTGCTGCGCCGTGGCAAGTTCAAGAATTGGCTGTGTAGTAGCATACACGTCGGCAAGTGTATAACCTGCCTGCCCCATGATATACATGGTTTCGAGAACTTCTTCACCCGAGAACTGACTCTTCAAAGCCAGTGCCTGTGAAAATTCTTTCAGTTCATCAGTTAAGGAAGCGACAGGATGTTCTGCGTCGGCAAAAAGTGATGTTACTCGATAGAGCTGTGTTTCAAATTCTGTTCCAGCGGTTGTTAAGCTTTTCAGCCCGAGAATAAGAGGTAAAGTAAATGTACCAGTAAGAGCACCACCAGCACCAACGAGAGTGTTACCGAGACGACGGAAACTTTCTTCGACTCCTTTTACAGAATCGTTAATCGTATTGAATCGTGATCCAACAGTGCTTGCTACGTTTGTGGCAGCAGAGTTAACACTATTTTGCACGGAGGCAAGTCCAGGCCCCGTCGCATTTACTACCGTGAAACGGAAAACAACATCCCCGTCTCCTCCCGTTGTTGATACCATTTTATTTTCCTCCTATACCTTTTCCATGCTTTTTAGTATTCTTTGCCTTTTCTCGTTCTGCTTCCTCATGTTTCGATTTAAGACTCAAAATTCTACCAAGCGATAGAAAAGTTCTTTCTGGAACATCGTTTAGTTCCTCCCATGACCATCCCATGCTTTTCATGATGGTGATGTCGAGAAACATCGTATCGTCACCCCTTCCATCACGAATCATTCGTTTCCATGTGACGATCTTTCTTTCTGCCTTTTCAGTAAGAAAGTTTTTTAAGAGGGTTGGTCTGGGGTTTTGTTCTCGGTCTGCTCTTTCTCTATCGGTGGTGAACTCATAGTCGAGATCCCGAAAAAACCTGTAGCATCACTTCCAATATGCTCACGACATGTTTTGAGGAGCGACACATATTCAGATTCTTTCAATTCATAGAAGTCCTCTGGAACCCATACTTTACCTGTTGCAAGCGAGACAACAGATACTTCGAGGAAATCTTCCATTTTTTCATTGTAATCAGACATACCGTCTGGATCTATTTCCGCGATTGCAACCATCGCATCCTGAATAGAAACATTCTCTCCAAGTTCTTCGAGAGTCTTTTTATATTTCATCAGGAAGTTGACGGATATTTTCTTCTGTTTCTTGCGAATATCACGAACTACACCATGGAGAGGTTCTTCGGTCAGTTCGTATTCTTTGCCTTTAATAGTAACGGTTTGCATATCAAGATCATCCTTTATATTTCAAAAAAATAAATTAATAGGTTTATGCTGCCCTCGTGGTCGCAACACCGATAGGTGCAAGTGTTGCCGAACCCTCGATAGGCAGGGAGGTGAGTTTCTCGCCCATGATACCCTCAAGAGAGTAATCAAAGGGAAGTTCGGGGAACTTCAGTCCGACGAGACTAATATAGAGATCAGTGGTTCCACACTCGACGAGGAACGACAGATCATACGACTGGAAGGCAATAATGTCATCCAGTGCGAAGTATGTCTTGTTCGGCGTCGGAGCTTTGGTGAAATCGTAGTAGTCCACGTCGAGTGACACAGTAATGTCACGCGAGGTAAGGACAGCCGCATTGATCTTCGACGTGGCGGTTGAGTTAAGATCCTTTGCGAACTCGATGTTGTTCGACATCTTAATCTCAACACCATTGAGAATATCCTGCAGAGCAGCCCATGTCCCACCAGTCGATCTCATCTGTATCCCGCTGATGTGCGAAGCACCCAGCGGAACAGCGTTAAGCTCGGAGGCATGTGAACCAGTGCCAACATATGTCGTGGTACTCGTGGTAAGAGACTTACCGACGAGCGTGGCATTACAACGGCAAGCAGTTCCAACTTCGACGGAAAACGTGAAGTCCTGAACCATCATACCATTATAGACCATGAACTCCTTTCCACCAGTCCCTGCATCAGTCCACTTATCGATAACACCGATGGTGTACGACGGGATTGTGTCGTCTGGTGCAAACGGAGCCGCTACATCGTTGGAAAACGCACCAGTAAAGAAACTGGGAGTCGTTGACCAATTGAACATATTCCCAACCTGCGGGATATATTCGATGTCGAGCTGAACTTCTTCTCCTGTCTGTACATTTTTGTGCGAGTCGGGGCGACCAGTTGTTGCTGCATTCGACTTCAGATACTTAATATCCTCCGTGAGAAGCTTGTGCCCGTTCTTTGCCGACTGCACATAACCAATCCACTGCATCGCAGGGTTGGTCGGGGTTGTTCCGTAAGTTGCTTCTACAACCGCCTCGACAGCCCCCAGATATTGTCCATGTGCTCCTGATGCCATGTTTTTACCTCACTACTATCCACGAAATTTCGATGTCCATCTCACGCTTGTAGATCTCATCCTTACCTGCTACGGCGGGAATGAGTGGACTAATCGAAAAGATTCTCCCGAAGGAAAAGTCTTCAATCGCATAGCCATACTGAACGAAGGCGATGTAGACATCATCAAACAATTGATCGAGAGTCATTGTGTCGTCATCTACAACAGTAACACGAGCCAGACCCTTCATAAGACCACCCTCGATAAGAGGATCGGATGATGCAGACACAATGTCGACGACACAACACGGGATTACTGCATCATTTTCTGGGTAGGTAGCGAACACTTTGCCTGACAGCGATGTGACCTTCGCTTCGATAAATGTCTTGAATGCCCGTTTTATGTCTTCGAGACTGTTCTTCATTGGTATCTCTCCCCCTTTGTAAAGAGTGTCCTTGAAGCAATGTTCGTCGAAATCTTAAGAGTTCCACGCCGCCAGTTGTAGGAATATTTCCTTACCTGTAAATCACGAACAATCTGATTCTTGGTATTCCATACAATTTTCCGCACATCATGAATTATCCCACGCGCAGGATCTGGATATTTGTATGACTTTCCAGTAAGCCCCCGAGCAGTTCGAATAAAACGGCGGAAATTGATATCCATACCATAAACTAGGAATTTGGCATATGGTAGGCCAGAGTTGGCAATGGTATATTCATACCCAGTCTTACCAATTTTCCTCTTTGTCCGTGACCAGGATAACTGATAATCACCCTCGTCAACTGGTGACGAATCAACAATCTCCCTGAAACATTTTTCAACTTCAGTTTCAATTGTCTCAAGCATCATCGTCGATTCAATAAACGTATCTGGATTGAGAATAAGACGAACCTGCTCCGAAATAACAGGAGTACACCTTACATGCACTCTCTTATTAACGCTTGAAACAGGCCCAAACGTGTAGACAGACGGCATTATGGCGCAGCCTCCAGACGTGCTTCAAAGACGTAAAATGCATCTCCGAAGACTTCTTTTGACTTCAGTTTATACCATTCCGCCTCTACCTGAATATAATCCTCAACATCAACAGGACAGTCTTCTTGAACGACGTATACTTCTATGATTCCAAGTTCATCGACGCCAAAAGCCCGCTCCATGTGAACGATATTCGAATGAACATCATATGTCCTTGCAGGTAAGACAACAGCATACAAAGAAACAGTAGTATAAGTAGCAGAATTGTTCTGGTAGAAACTATCGGTGGTAGTCGGCGTGCCTGCTACCTTAAAAGTATAGGCTTTTCCGAGCTTACGCAACATTTTACCGATTTTATTATCCAGCACCATTATAATCCTACTCCATTTGTTATCAAAGCAGCGATCCCAGTGACAATCGCTCCAATGATTCCCAGAAGAGCACGAATTACGTTCCTATAGAACTTTTGCTGCTCTTCCAGAGTTTTCTTCTGTTCCTTCTTAAGCTCCTCGACTTCTTGCTTGAGTAACTTTATTTCGTGGTTGATAACTCCAACGGCACGATCAAACTGACCTCTACTAACATTTCTTGGTTCATCAACCATCCTCACTCCTCTGCTTCGTAATAATTCGCTGGGATTATATCAATAGCAGACTGCGGCGTTGAGGACAATGATGCTACCTTGTTCTTCTTGATGTAAAGTTCAGACATGCCGTCATATTTGGCGATCATGTCATCAATTTCATTAATCTGATGGGTAGCACCAATTTTGTTGGTGTAAGCCAGCTCTCCGTTGGTTTTCAGAGCTCTTAATGTGTTAGCAGCCGACAAATAAAGGACGGCGAAGCGGAGGTTAGCAGAATATGTGCTAGTCCCTGCTTTCGCCTCTATCTCCTCTTGGGCGAGGTTGACTATCTGATCGTATTCGCTATTCGTCATAGACGACTTGACCAGCGCCTTTACCTCCTTACTCGTTACCCAAGCCATGAGATAGCCTCCTTAAATTGCGGTCAGCTTGCAGATTGCATTAGCGTTGTAGATAACGGGTACAATGCACTCGTAGACCTGACCCCACTCGTCACGAGACTTCTGGAGAGTCTCCGTCCGAACAGTCATGTCAACAGGCATTACTGCCTCGAAGAAACCAGATCCAGGCTGTGCGAGCAGCATACCAGTATCGACGGTCTGGAACGGGGTAGAGTAAATCTGACCGCCTTCGAGCAGTTCCCTGACCATGTTAATCTCACGGTCTCCAGCGCCAGATCCGAGGACTGACACTGCAAGTTCCATGAACTGTGTCGGGTTCAGCACGAGGTTATACGGGCCGTAGATGTCGTCGGCAATGAGCTCGGTGATTGCGAGCTGCACCTTGGCCATTGCGTTGCCTGCAGTTCCAAAGTCCTTTGCGGTTGATTCGGAATTGCCAGCGCCCTGATACAGACCATTGATGTCGTAGGTGCTACCGTCGGCAGAATACCCATTGAGCAGCATTGCGTTCTCCTGCAGCATCACTTTGTATGATGCAGAGTCGGCAGTGGATGCCTGAAGCGGGTAGCCTCCGCGCTGTGCGGCGACAATATCACGGTAGCCAATACGGAACTCCTTGTGGATCACGGGGATCGGCACATGGCTCCTTCCGAAGTCGGCGACATCTTCGCCAGTCTCGGTAAAGGCATAGGTGATCTGTGCATCACTGACTTCGGTGAGCGTGTCATAAGTCCACTGCTGCAGCCCGACGCCAGCGTTAAGAGGACGGACGCCTATGATCTGCCGCGCGATAGAGTGCTTGCGGGCATTCTTGACGATTCCTTCCTTGATTTTTATGTAGGTTTCAGGTGGAAGTACCATGTTTGTTCCCTCCTTAAATCAGGCTCCTGACCATAAGATCAGTGACTGCAGTGGTCGTGGTGATTACACTCTCTTCTGCAATGGCAATCGGAGCCATTCCAGCACCATCAACAACGAGGTAAATGTATCCCGCAATGTTGTGGTCAGAGGTGGTGTATGATATGGACGACGGGGTTCCATCGCAGATGTACGGCTTCGGAACATCGAAGAACAGCGGCGTGGTGTCACCAGACTTGAGTTCGAGAGCAATGAGGTCTCCGCGAGTGTTGTTGGTCTCGGTAGCATCACCGTTGACGTGTGCAACGAATCCCTTATTGGCGCAGGACTCACCATCAACAAACCCGTCAGCGTCTCCACCAGACTCGGATGAGAGCATACCAACGTCGATTGTCGATGCAGCTACATTGGTTCCAACGTAGATGATTGCATCCCTGACAATTGCGCCTGCAGGCAGGTCAATGCCAGTGTCGTATTCGGAAGTCTTCTTGGTGAAGGGAATACGCATTGCATATCCGCCACCCATCGGGACGACGGGTATAAGAACACCGCCAGTGGTCGGCGCGAGCAAATCGCCCTTGTAGACGACAACTCCAGCAGCAAGAGCAGCTACAACCCAGAAGCCACCGCCCTTCAGGACAGGGACACGGGCGCTTGCAGCCCAGATAGTGTCGACGGTTGCGGGCCTATTGCTGGTCATCGAGGAGCTTCCGAGGAAGGACTGCTCGTACCCAATGAACCCATGGGCCATATAGGTAACACCATCGGCAACAACAACGTCATCGTCGTTTGTTCCGCGCATTGCCGCACGACCAGCGTATGCATTAGTCGCACTCTCAAGTTTATACTCGGAGTAGAAACAGGAGTCAGTTGCGGCAATTACGATTTTGTTTGCGGGCTTCTTGAACCCAAAGTAATTCTGTGCCATTTTTCATTCCTCCTATACCTTTGTGACCCACGTCACTTTGCCATCGCTGTCGACAGACGGGATACCAACAGACAGGCCACCACTCTCTTCAGGAGTCGATGCAGGATACTTCAGACCAGCGGTCTTGTCATCCTCAACTTCCTCGGTCTTGATCGCATTCAGATTTGCGGTAAACGCAGTAATCTGCTCGGCGGTCATTCCCTCGAAGATCTTGGTGTTGATGTCCTTGATTCCGCGCTTTGTAGCTGCGGCGACATATTCACTTACTGCAGCCTCATGTGCAAGGGATGCCTTATACGCAGCAATCTGCTGGTCGGCGATTTCCTTTGCCTTCGACGCAATAAGTTCCTCCTGACTGACGGTCTTGTCGTCTTTCTTCTCGGAAGCAACCTTTTCCTCGGTCTTCTTGGAAGCGACCTTTTCCTGTTCATCAGGCTTCTGCTCCAGCGCCTTCTTCTCAAGAGCCGCAATCTTTGCATCGCGCTCTACGAGGGCTGCCTGAAGCTGCTCCATGGTAAGAGTAGTCTCTTTCTTATCTGTATCAGCCATATTTTTACCTCCTTTCGAGTTACCAGCTACGTTTGCGTTCTTCTCTGGAGAGTTAGGAGAAGAAGCGAGCCCGCTAATAACCTGATTGAGTTCTTTTGCTGTCGGTACATACTCGATAGTCCCAAGGACGGTACGAGCTTGAGTTGAGGGTTCTGACGGTGCTGGAGCACTAACAGAGAAATTGGCAATCAAAAAAGTTTCAAAGCCGTCCTCCGAAGAGGCAAGAACATTGAAATTTGCATCGGGCCAAGCTCCCTCGGGTACGACAGTAACATTCTTACCCTCGCACCCTGTTGCCCATCCGTCGACATTTTCTTTTGCCGCAAGACGGACGCTCCAGTTTGGCTTCCACGTCCCTTCGGAAATCTTCCTCTGGGCAACGGAATCGGTAATCTCTGCCATTGCCTTAATTTTCTTGACAAAAGGATCATACCAAACATTGCTCATCTTACCGATCTCGGCCTTCGGGTCGAAATCGCAACCATGAGCATCGCCGTTGCGTGGACAAACGGTAAGAGCCTTGCCCTTCAACGTCGCCACGACGTTCTGAATCTCACTGTCGAGGATGCCCCACCCATTTTTGTTCTTAACCCCAACGGGGATAATGGCTCCTGAAATAATCATTGCACCCTCTCCACCTTTATTATCTGCGTTCATCGATATATAAACAGTACGTTGATATGTGAAATTCGTCATTAAATTGGTCAAAAACGACAAATACGGCTGTAAAACAAGGTAAAGAGAGGCAAAATAGGGCAGAAAGTGGCATGAACCACAACCTTTATAGGGTTTTACTACAATATATATTGCAATGACTGGCTATAGAAATAAATACGACTGGTCTGGGGAATGTGCAGCGAGAGGACTTAACGCCGAGGAATTTTTCGTCGTAAAAGCTCACGAACACGGCTATGATACCAAAAAGGCAGGAAAAGAAGACGATATGTACCGAAAAATCGACTTTTTCTTCAGAAAATCGCCGATTTTCCATCCAGATGCCAAAGATCTTGGCAAAATTTACTCAACTGACGTCAAGGCCATGAAGAAAATCAGCCGCCAAGACGCCGAGCCGCAGGATCAGTGGACTTGGATTGAGCTCCATGGTGTCAACGAGGGCAATAAGGGATGGCTTTATGGTGGCTGCAGCGACTTCATCGCCTTCCAGACACGGCGCGGTTTCCTTCTTGTGCCGCGTGTTGACCTTATAGCGAAGGTGGAAGAGGTTGTAAACTTCGATGCGCGTGTCAGAACACCCATGGAGGCAGCCTATAAAGTCTACCAGCGCGCGGGCCGCGTCGATGAAGTGACTCTTATTGAGAAAAAACATCTGATGGATATCACATGGGAGGAATGGAAGTGATATGTCTCGAACAGAAAGAAACCCAAGAAACGATCATCACTGTCCCGACGGTAAGTATTGTTCGTGGTGTCACCCTAAATCAAGTCAGCGAGGAGCAGTCAGGCAAAGAAATAAGCAGGAGGCTAGGTTTTATGAATGAAGAAATGTGGCGTGCTATTTTCATATGTGAAATCATGATAATTCTCACATTTCTAGCACTTATCGACCTTTCTTTTATCAGGTGAACTCGGAAAACCTTTTTTTCACGTCTGATAGTATTAAATTATCGGGTTGAAAAGCAAATATATCTGATGTCGACCACGTTTTTTGGTGGCGACACAAGGGGAAGAGGAGGTTAACAAGATGGAAACCGAGACTAGGATCGTCGCCATTGTCTTTGGCGTGATCGCTATCGCCGTTGTTGCCGTCTATGTGTTCTTCATCTAAATTGACTAACGTCAATTTTCCTGAAAGCCTGACAGCGATATAAAGGGGAAGAACGTCGAACAAGGGGAAAAGGGGAGAACCGAAAGTATTATTACTTCTCAAACTGAAGTAATATACAGAGAGGAAGTTGCGGGCATTTGCCCCGCATGTTTTTAACCTCTCGGAATATCTCGATGTCTTCCCCTGACCTCGAATCACTTTTTCGAGAAAGGGTAGGTAAGCATCAAGAGCGGGGAAAAAAATGTACGATTATATTCTGATGATAATCCCGATAGGATTTATTATCGCTCTTCTGCCCGAGGTGTAAATCACCATATTGGAACATGGAGAGAAAGATTCGATAGGAGGTAAAGATGGGAACAGAGTGGGATGAGACAGACTGTGATCTGTGCGACAAACAGGGGAGTGATGATTGCCCGTATCCTTATTCGGGCTGCCTTCTTGGGTGCTCATCATTCGAGAGGAGATCTTCCAATGATACGAAACAAATCCAAGTTCGTCATGAGCAAATCAACGATTGTGCTCGAAATTGGCCTTCTGGCCCTCCAGGGGGCGGTTTTTCTCGCCATGGATTTGACCATATCGAGTATCCTTACCTTCGTTAATGCAGGGGCATGGTTTCTTGTGTGGCACAGAAATGAGACACAATGAGACACAAATAGAAACAAATCGTTTCTGAAATTGGAACAATCGAAATCTTTTTTAGTTCAGCAATAGAAATAGGTAAGAGGGGATATAATATGCCTAAAGAATTTACCGACGGCAGCGATGCCGAGCTTGGAAATGATGAGATATATTATGACAAGATTGTCGGAGCCACGCGGCGCAAGAGATTGCCTGACGGCACGCTTGTCTGGTATCCGATTGAAAAGAAATAACCATGAACGAAGATGCTCTTGAAAAACTGAAGCGCATGGCAATGCAGCGGTGTACTGATCGAATCAAGAGCGGCGAAAAAATGCCCCAATACGGGGTAACTTCTATTTTAAAAAAGAAATACTT